TGCAACAATAACAGTAACAGGGACTTTAGTAATAGTATAATGTCAAAAATAGAAGTAGATGCAATAGATAAACAAAGTGGTTCCACTCTTACAATAGGTGGTTCTGGAACTACTGTACAATTAGGAAGTGGTGCTAGTCAAACCGGTTTTGGTAAAACAGGTGCTGTTGATTGGCAGACAACTAAAAAAACTACTGGCTTTACAGCTACATCAGGAGAAGGATATTTTTGCGATACAGCAGCAAGTGGAGCGTTTACTTTAACACTACCTAGTTCTCCAAGTGCAGGTGATATTGTAGGTTTAAGAGATTATAATTCAAATTTTGCAACAGCTAATTTAACAATAGGTAGAAATGGTTCTAACTTAATGGGAAATGCTGGTGATAAAGTATTAAATACAAATAATTTAAGTTTAACTTTAATATATGTGGATGGAACACAAGGTTGGATTCCAGTAGAAGAGGGAACTGGTGATATAGGTTTAACTCCAACTTTTATTTCAGCTTCTGGTGGAACAGAAACCACTTGTGGAAATTTTAGAATTCATACATTTACAAGTCCTGGAACATTTACTGTTAGTTCTTTAGGTAATGCTCCAGGTGGTTCAGATAAAGTAGATTATTTAGTAGTAGGTGGTGGCGGCGGAGGTGGTAGAGATGGTGGTGGCGGAGGCGGCGGTGGTGGCTTTAGAGCATCAAATTGTATTTCTTCGATGCCCGCACCTTTAACTTCTCCATTAGCAAACTCAACTTCTTTAACTGTTACAGCAACAGGATTTCCAATAACAGTTGGTGGTGGAGGAAGTGCTGATCCAGGTCCATCACCTGGTACTCCAGCAGCTAGTAGAACAGGTGTAGCTTCAACTTTTTCAACAATTACATCTGCAGGTGGCGGTGGATCAGGTAACAACTGTTATACTAATGGAGCAGATGGAGGATCTGGTGGGGGTGGAAGTAGAAATGCCACTGTAATTGGAGACGCAGGTTCAGGAAATACACCTTCTGTTGCTCCACCTCAAGGTAATCCTGGAAATGTTCATCCGCTTGCAATAGGTGGCGGTGGTGGTGGAGCAGATCCTACGGGTGCATCTCCTATTCCTGGTAATAGTGGTAATGGTGGAACAGGTTCTTATATGATGCAAACAGGTTTTGCAGGTTGTAATGGAACAACAGGTCCAGTTCCATCAGTAAGATATTTTTCTGGAGGTGGTGTCGGAGGACATAATCCAAGTGCAGCACCTGGAGCCTCTCAAACTGGAGGAGCAGGTGGTGGAGGCGCTCAAAATCCATCAGGTGGTGTAGCAGGAACTGTTAATACAGGTGGTGGAGGTGGAGCAGGTGATGCTGCAGGTGGTATTCCTCAAGCTGCAGGTGGAGGTGGATCTGGTATAGTAATAATAAGGTATAGGTTTCAATAATTATGACAAGTACAATTAAAGTAAACAACATACAAAACCAATGTGGTCAAAACATCATTAACGAGAATAGTAATACAATTACTATTGGCGCTAGTGGTGATACTATTGCTTTAGCATCAGGTGCATCACAAACAGGTTTTGGAAGAACAGGGACTGTAGATTGGCAAACAGGATCAATCAAGACAACTACATTTACAGCAGCAAATGGGGAGGGTTATTTTGCAGATACATCTTCAGGTGCTATTACAATGAATTTACCAGCAGGAACTGCAGGTAATATTGTTTCTGTTGTAGATTACACAAACACATTTCAAACAAATAATTTAACAATAACTCCTAATGGATCACAAAAAATTGGTGGAGTGGCTGCTAGTTTTATAGCAGACACAGAAGGTCAATCTTTAACTTTTGTTTATGTTGATGACACTGAAGGATGGAAAAACATTCAAGATTCAACCACTAATGCTGTAGGTAATGCTAATATAATTGCGACAGGTGGTAATACTGTTGCAACTTGTGGTAATTGCAAAATTCATACATTTACAGGACCAGGAACATTTACAGTTTCTCAAGCAGCATCTTGTGCAGCTAATAATGTAGTTTCTTATGTAATCGTTGCTGGTGGTGGCGGTGGTGGAGCTGAATGTGCTGGAGGTGGAGGAGGAGCAGGTGGATATAGAGAAGTAAAATCACCCACTACTCCTTTTACAGCTAGTCCATTAGATGGTTATCCCACTGCACCAAACAGAGTTACACTTACAGCTCAATCATATGCAATAGTAGTTGGAGGTGGTGGAACTGCAGGATCTGCACCTGGTTCAGGTGGTAATGGAAATAATTCAAGTTTTGGAGGAATTACAGCTGCCGCAGGTGGCGGTGGAGGTGGTAGTCCTCCAGCAGGTTCAGATGGTGGTTCAGGTGGTGGTGGAGCCCATAATGCTGGTTCAGGTGGAACAGGAAATACACCTCCTGTAACTCCCGCTCAAGGAACAAATGGAGCAACTTCAGCACCTGTTACGGGTTCAGCACCAAGTGATGCTGGAGGTGGCGGTGGTGGAGCTACTCAAGCAGGAATACCTGGTCCTACAGGAGGACCAAGAAATCACAATGGCGGTGCAGGTGCAACAAGTTTTATTACAGGATCATCAGTTACAAGAGCCGGTGGAGGTGGTGGATCTAATAGATGTGGAGGTGGAGCAGACGATACAGATGGTGGTGATGGAGGTGGTGGAAAAGGTGGATATGGACCAAGACCAGGTCCTGCCCCTCAATCAGCAGGACAGCCTGGAACAGCTAACTCTGGTGGTGGCGGAGGTGCGGGTAAAAATGCACCACCACAACAGGATGGTGGAACTGGCGGTTCTGGTATAGTAATAATAAGGTATAAATTTCAATAATTATGAGTGAAATAAAAGTAAATAAAATTAGTCCAAGAACAGCGTGTGGTACAACTACATTAGGGGATAGTGGAGATACATTCACAATTCCTGCTGGTGTGACTATATCAAATTCTGGTACAGCATCAGGCTTTGGTTCTAGTGGTGAAATATCTTGGGACACGACGGTTAAGACAGGAGATTTTACAGGTGTTTCAGGTGTAGGTTATTTTGTTAACACAGCAGGAGGAACAGTAACAGTTACTTTACCTTCTTCACCAAGCGCAGGTAATGTAATTGGTATTTCAAGTTATAATAATTCTGCTTCTACAAATCCAATAACTGTTGCAAGAAATGGTTCTAACATTCTTGGATCTGCAGAAAATTTTATTATTGCAAAAGGAAACTCAGCAGTTCAGTTTATTTATATAGATGGAACTGTAGGTTGGCAAACAGTGTTTACAGGAAGTCCATCAGATGTACAAAATGCTTTTGTTTCTGCAACAGGTGGAACTGTAACTGAATCAGGAGATTTTAAAATTCATACGTTTACAGGCCCAGGTACTTTTACAGTTACTAATGGAGGAAGTGCCGCAGGATCAAACACAGTTTCTTACACGGTTGTTGGTGGCGGTGGAGGTGGTGGTGGAGGATCAGGACTCGGTGGTGGTGGAGGTGCTGGAGGATTTAGAGAAGGTAAAGCATCTACAGATTCATATAGTGCTAGTCCATTAAATGCACCCGCTGGTTTACCGGTTACAGGTGGATCAGGCTATCCAATAGTGGTAGGTGGAGGTGGAGCAGGCGTATCACCACAAACTAGAGGTAATCCTGGTGTAAATTCAAGTTTTTCAACAATAACATCTGCTGGTGGTGGAGGTGGAGGTGGTAAAACAGGTTCTTGTCTCACAGGACTCGCTGGAGGTTCTGGCGGTGGTGGTGGAGAAAATAGTGGGGCCCTTGGTTGTGGTGGAGGAGCTGGTAATACACCTTCTGTTAGTCCTCCTCAAGGACAAAATGGTGGAACAGGTTATGGTAATTCTCCTGGTGCTAGTGCAGGAGGCGGTGGTGGAGCAGGAGCAGTTGGTCAAACCGGTCAACCTACATCAGGAGGTGATGGTGGTGCTGGAGTTGCAACATCAATTACAGGTTCACCCGTTACAAGAGCAGGCGGTGGTGGTGGATCTGGTTATTTAAGAAATCCAGGTTCAGGTGGTCCTGGAGGGGGTGGTAGTGGTTCTTCTAATCCTGTTCCCGCTGATGCTACAGCAGGTACAGCAAATACTGGTGGCGGTGGTGGAGGTGGTGTTTTAACATCAACTCCTGAAGGTAATGGAGCAGCTGGAGGTTCAGGAATAGTAGTAATAAGATATAAATTTCAATAGTTGAATGGTAATTAAAATTAATATATAAGGAGAAACATTATGGCACATTTTGCAAAACTAGGAGCT